AATCCTGTTGTCAATTTCCCAGGCCAAGGTGTGGTTCTGTTTGGTGACAAGACTGCTCTTTCAAAACCAAGTGCATTTGATAGAATCAATGTAAGGCGTTTGTTCTTACTTCTTGAAAAAGCAATTTCAACTGCTGCTAAATTCCAACTCTTTGAGTTCAATGATGAGTTCACAAGAGCACAATTTAGAAATCTAGTTGAACCATTCTTGAGAGATATTCAAGGAAGAAGGGGTATCACAGACTTTAGTGTTATTGCAGATGGAACAAACAATACTGGTGAGGTCATTGACCGAAACGAGTTTGTTGCAGACATCTTCATTAAACCTGCTAGGTCTATCAACTTCATATCACTTAACTTTGTCGCTGTAAGAACAGGCGTAGCATTTACTGAAGTAGGAGGCTAAAATGGCTAGTATAGATGACTTTAAAGCAAATCTGATTGGTGGTGGCGCTAGAGCCAACCAATTCAGAGTAACAATGACACCACCTTCTGGTATCGCTATTGGATTAGATGTTCGTAGAACTTCATTCCTCGTAACTGCTGCTCAATTACCAGCATCTACATTGACTGAAATTCCAGTTCCATTCAGAGGTAGAAATATCTACATCACAGGTGATCGTCCAGCACCTGAGACTTGGAATGTTACTGTATACAACGATACTGATTTTATGATTAGAAACGCGATGGAATTATGGCAGAATGGTATTAACAGTTATGTTGATAACACTGGTGTAATTTCTCCTTCTGATTATCAAACAGATTTAACTGTTGAACAATTAGACAGAGATGATACAGTTCTAAAGAGTTATATCTTCAGAAATGCGTTTCCAACTTCAATTGCTGCAATCGAACTATCGAATGCAGAAGCAACTGAGATTGAAACATTTGAAATAAACTTCAGATATCAACACTTTGAACCTTCAGGTGTGAGTTTCTAAACCTACTAAATATAACACAAGGTAGGAGATTAACATATAATGGCTGAATTATTTGGTTTTAAATTTGAAAAAGTGTCCGACACTGGCTCTCAAGAAAGGTTTACTGAACCCAGTTCAGAAGACGGAACTCTTGAGGCTGCCGGTGGCGGGTTTTATGGACAACTGTTAGATACAGACGGTAGAGAACGAACCGAGCACGACTTGATTCGTAGATATCGTGATATAGCACAACAACCTGAGTGCGATAGTGCAATTGAAGACATTATCAACGAAGGTATTGTTGCGAATGAAAAAGATCAAGCGATAGCAATTGTTCTTGATAGACTTGCATATCCTAAAAAGATTAAAGATCGTATCAGAGAAGAATTTGATACGGTTTTAGAGCTTCTTGATTTTGATACAAAAGGACACGACATCTTTCGTAGATGGTATGTAGATGGTCGTCTTTTTTATCACAAGGTTATTGACCAGAAGAATCCAAAAAAAGGTGTTGTAGAAGTAAGATACATTGAACCTAAAAAGATTCGCAAGGTTAAAGAAGTAAAGAAAGATATAAAGTCTGGCACTAGTGTCACACTTATTAGAAATGTAAATGAATATTATCTTTATAATGACAAGGGACTTAAAACAGGAACTACTGAGGGAATAAAAATATCTCCAGACAGTATTACCTATGTTCCATCTGGTTTAATTGACCAGAACAAAGGTCATGTTCTTTCTTATCTAAACAAAGCAATTAAACCTGTCAATCAGTTGCGTATGATTGAGGACTCTCTTGTTATCTATCGGGTATCAAGGGCTCCAGAAAGACGCATCTTTTATATTGATGTTGGTAATCTTCCAAAGATTAAAGCAGAGCAATACCTCAAAGATGTTATGAACAGGTATCGCAACAAATTGGTATATGATGCATCTACTGGTGAAATCAGAGATGACAGAAATCAAATGTCAATGCTAGAAGATTTCTGGTTGCCTCGTAGAGAAGGTGGTCGTGGTACAGAGATAACTACTCTTGCTGGCGGTTCTAATCTTGGCGAGATTGATGACATTACATACTTTAAAAAGAAACTATTCCAATCACTAAATGTACCTATTTCTCGTTTAGAAGCAGAATCAGGATTTAGTCTTGGTCGTTCTACAGAAATTACTAGAGATGAGTTGAAGTTTACTAAGTTCGTACAAAGACTACGAAAAAAGTTTACTCCCCTTTTCACTGATATTCTAAAGACACAGCTTATTCTTAAAGGTGTAATTACACTAGAAGATTGGAAAAAGATTTCACAACACATTCAGTATGACTTCTTACAAGATGGTCATTTTGCAGAACTTAAAAGAGCTGAGTTGTTAGAAAACACAATCAATTCTTTAGGTAGTATTGAGTCTTATATCGGTACATTCTTTAGTAAAGAGTGGGTACAGAAAAATGTCCTTAACTTTACTGAAGCAGAGATTGAAGATATGCAAGATCAGATTAATAGAGAAGCAGGACTTGACCCCGAAGAAGGTGGAGTTGATTTACCAGTTGGTTCTGATGGTATTACAAGATACCCATCAGTTGACGGAAATCCTTTACCGGCAGATGATGCTGCTAAGTTTCAAGGTCAGCAAACCGCAGACGACAAAGCTAAGTTAGCATCAATTGGTAATAAAGAAAATGGAGAAGAAAAATGAGTGCAGATAACTTTGTAGGATCACTACAACAAAAAGATATGCTGGGAGCAGAAGATGCTTTCAAAACAGCAATGTCATCAAAAATAGGTGACGCACTAGAAGACAAAAGAAAAGAAGTAGCTGGTTCTTTTATTAAGAACCACATACCAGAAGTTGAGGAAAATGAAACAGTTTAGCAACTTAATTAAATCTCTACCAGAGAAAGACGAACACAAAAAGTCTAAGGAGTATAAGAAATTAGCTCCAAAGATGAAGGGTGCTGTGGACGAGATTTTTAAGAAAATGGACGCTAAACCTTCAGATTTCCTAAATACTTTTGAAAAGACTATTAACCAAGTATCCAAGAAATATAAAGTGCCAGAAAGAGTGCTTATGGGATACTTTGAAAAAGAAATGTTATCATTTTAAGGAGTTAGACAATGGCATTTACCACAAGAACATTAAGAGATACAGTTGTCAACGCTCCCGGCGCTGGCGGAAAAGTTACTATCTTAGTTAATATTGATAATGATACAACTACAACCAATGCTATTTTAGATGCAAGTGAATTAGACGGACACGCCAATGGTGCAAAATTACACATTCTGAGAATTTGGTGGGGTTTAGTACAAGGATCTGCTGATGATGATACAGGTCATGCTGCAATTATTGAACAAGGCGATTCAGATATAACATTAATTGACCTTGCTGGAAGTGGCCATTATGATGGTTCTGCTGGCGCGATTGAATCTGCTGCAACAAATACTGGTGCAACCTCTGGTGATATGGAACTATCTTGTCAAGGTACATCAGGTTTTGTATTGATTGAGTTTAGAAAAGATGAAAACTATACTACATAAGGAAACAGAACTATGGCATATACAATGAAGTTAATTTCAGAACATGTCGAGTCTGATACTGACTATCTTATCGAAGAAAAAGAAAACGGCAAGAAAGATTATAAGATAAAAGGTATTTTCATGCAAGCAGACATTAAGAACCGTAATGGTCGTCTGTATCCCATGAACATTCTCAGTAAAGAAGTAAAACGATATAACAAAGAGTATATCGAAGAAAAACGTGCTTTCGGAGAGTTGGGTCATCCAGATGGGCCAACGGTTAATCTTGAGAGAGCATCACACATGATTACTGCACTTTATCCAGACGGTAAAAACTTTATTGGTGAGGCTAAGATTCTTAGCACACCAATGGGTGAGATTGTAAAATCGCTTATGGATGATGGTGCAAAACTAGGTGTTTCATCTAGGGGTATGGGTAGTTTAGACCAGAAAAATGGGGCTAACATCGTGAGAAGTGACTTTTACCTAGCAACAGCAGCAGATATTGTTGCTGACCCATCTGCTCCCAACGCATTTGTTGAGGGTATTATGGAAGGTAAAGAGTGGGTCTGGAACAACGGTTTGATTTTAGAAGCCGATGTTGCCAAGATCAAAGAGGACATTGAAAGGAACCACAGGAAAGGCAACACTGGCGCGGATGCGTTAGCCTTTGCTAAGTTTCTTCAAAAACTTTAGTTTTATAAATAACTGTAACATATTGTAATAGACAAAAAGGAGTTAATCCCCATGGCAAATGAATTAGACAAAACCATTGAGGAATTAGAGGCAGAAGTAATTGGTGAGCTTGAAGAAGCTAATGGCCAAGACGCCCCTATGAAATCAGCGGCTGCTGCCGATAAAATGGATACTGTAGATGGTGAGGTCGAAGATACGGGCGCACCAGTTACTAGTCCATCACAAAAAGATTCTCCTGCTAAAAAGATCGCTAGTAAAGTGAAACAAGTAAGCGGAGATGCTCAACAAAAATCACAAGGTGCTCCAGATAAAATGGATACACCAAATGATGGACAAAAGAAAGTTGCTAAACCACTCGCTGCTGGATTTTCAGCAGAGGGAGAAGAAGTAATATCAGAAATGGACAAAATGGAAGACGAAATGCCTTCAATGAAAACTAAGAAAGATGCTATCAACGCAATGTATGAAAAGATTGCTGAGATGGAAAAGATGCCTGCTGAGAAAGCAAAGCAACTTGCTTCATCCTACTTAAAAGCAGGAATGGGCATGTCATACGGAAAAGAAACAGAAGAAGAAAAAGTCAAAAAGGAATCAGTCGAAAATCGTCTGAAGTCTATTGATGTTTCTGAACATGTTGAAGCCTTAATGACAGGTGAGGGTGACCTTTCTGAAGAATTTAAACGCAAAGCCGCAACAGTTTTTGAGGCTGCTGTTAAATCCAAAGTTCGTTCTGAAGTTGAAAGAATGGAAGACGAATACAAATCTGAACTGGAAGAAAATATTACCACAACTAAAGGTGAGTTAACTGAAAAAGTTGACACTTATCTTAATTATGTTGTTGAAGAATGGATGAAAGAGAACGAGTTGGCTATCGAAAGAGGCTTAAAAGGCGAAATCGCTGAAGACTTTATCTCAGGTTTGAAACAATTGTTTGAAGACCACTACGTTGATGTTCCAGATGAAAAGTACGATGTGCTAGAAGCACAGTCAGAAAAGATTTCTGAATTAGAAGGTAAGATTAATGAGATGATGGAATCCAACATCGAAATTAAATCTGCAAACGCCTCTCTAGTGAAAGAGTCTGTCATGTCAGAGGTTTCCTCAGACTTGGCTGATACCGAAATTGAAAAGTTTAAGTCGCTTATCGAAGATGTTGACTTTGTTAACGAAACATCTTATCGTGAGAAACTTGGTACATTGAAGGAAAGTTATTTTCCTAATGGTGTAACACCTCATGCAGATACAGCTACAGAAACACTTGATGATGTAGACTCTGGCATCGCACAGGACATTGACACAACTCAATCAATGGCATCTTATATGTCGGCAATTGGTCGAACTGTTAAATAGTGCAAAATTAACAATTTTATAAATAGTAGAATACTAAAAGGAGAAACAAAATGTTTCAGACAGAACATCTACAAGAAAAGTGGCAGCCAGTCCTTCAGCACCCTGATCTTCCTGAGATCAAGGATAGCTACAAGCGCGCCGTCACTACAATCATCTTGGAAAACCAAGAAAAAGCTCTAAGAGAAGACAAGAACTTCTTAAACGAAACAGTATCTACCAACTTTGTTGGTGGTAATGCTTCACTAGATACATGGGATCCCATTTTGATCTCTCTAGTAAGACGCTCTATGCCTAATCTTATCGCATACGACATCTGTGGTGTACAACCTATGACAGGCCCCACAGGACTTATCTTTGCAATGCGTGCTCGTTTCGCATCAATGGACGGTGCTGAAGCACTTGCCGATGAAGCATTCCCAGATATATCTAACCAAAACGCTGCCGGTACTATTGGTGGTGGAGACATTGGTGCAACTGAAACCAACCCTGCTACATTGAATGACAGTCCTTCAGCTGGTACTTACACAAGTGCTACTGGTCAGACTACAGTTCAAGGTGAAGCACTTGGTGATTCAGGAACTAATGCTTTCGGTGAAATGGCGTTCTCAATTGAGAAGCACACTGTTACTGCTGTAACTCGTGCCCTTAAAGCTGAGTACACTATGGAACTTGCACAAGACCTTAAAGCAATTCATGGTCTTGACGCAGAAACCGAACTTGCAAATATACTTTCATCTGAAATCCTCGCTGAAATTAACCGAGAAGTTGTTCGTAACATCTATGTATCTGCTGTTAAAGGTGCTCAGGTTAACACAACTACTGCTGGTATTTTCGATTTGGACACCGACTCAAATGGTCGTTGGTCAGTTGAGAAGTTTAAAGGTTTGATGTTTGCAATTGAACGAGATGCTAACGCTATCGGTCAACAAACTCGCCGCGGTAAAGGTAATATGTTACTAGTATCTGCTGATGTTGCTTCTGCACTTCAAATGGCTGGTGTACTTGATTACACTCCTGCATTAAACAACAACTTGAATGTTGATGATACTTCAACTACATTCGCTGGTGTTATGAATGGTCGTTATAAAGTGTATGTTGATCCATACTCTGCTAACGTATCTAGTTCACAGTACTATGTTGTTGGTTATAAAGGTACTTCACCTTATGACGCTGGTATGTTCTACTGCCCATATGTTCCATTACAAATGGTTCGTGCGGTTGGTGAAAATACTTTCCAACCAAAAATCGGCTTCAAAACTCGTTACGGAATGGCTGCAAATCCTTTCTCAACTGGTACTGTCGCTGCTGGTTCAAATGGTGCGATTGCTATATCATCTGCAACCAACAAGTACTACAGAAAAGTAAAAGTTTCAAACTTGATGTAAGACTTGTTTTTAAAGTACTTAAAGAGGAACCTTCGGGTTCCTTTTTTTTGTCTTTTTTTTCTTTATAAATATAAGTATGACAACAGACTCATCACCACTCAATAGACAACCAGACAAGTTAGACTACGCTAGTCCAACTCAGTTTCGGTTTATGATTAACCAACTTCCAAAGGTGCAGTTTTTCACTACGGCCGCAAACATTCCCGGCCTCAGTTTAAGCTCATTAGAGATGCAAACTCCATATAAGGAAATACCTATTGTTGGAGATAGACTCACTTATGAAAGTTTGACCGTTTCGTTTATCGTAGATGAATACCTAGAAAACTATACGGAACTACACAACTGGTTAGTTGGTATTGGATTTCCAGAAAATAGACAACAGTTTACAGACTTTCGTTCTAACAAGTCTAACACATCAGTCGCTGGTGCGGGTGGTAATAATGATATTGGTGTAGTAGGAAAAACTACAGCAGATAAGTCAATGTACTCAGATGCAACCCTTACAATCCTTTCTAACAAAAACAATCCACTTTTGGAAGTGCGATTTTCTGATATGTTTCCTGTATCACTTAGTGGTCTGGATTACAATCAAAATGTAACAGATGTTGAGTATCTTACCGCCTCAATTGAATTTCGTTATAAAATATATGAGATAGTTCCTTTGTAATATGGAGTAAAAATGAACCTTGATGAATTAAAAATGCAAGTACAAAAAGACTTGCAAGTAGATAATGAACACTTAGATACTGAATCACTAAAAAACCAAGAAATCAAAGCAAAATACCTAGACCACAAATCTAGATACGAACTTCTTTTGTTTAAAGCAAAAGGAGATTACAAGCGTTTGTATCGGGAAAAGTGGGAATACTATGGTGGTAAAGCTGATGCAAAAATCTATGCAACTAAACCATTTGACCTTAAAGTTCTCAAAACAGACCTAGCAGTATACATCACATCTGATGAAGATATTATCAATGCAGAAAATAAGGTTGGATACTTAGAAACTGTAGTTGATTATATCAAAGGAGTTATCAAGTCCGTTGATAATCGTGGGTGGGATATTAAGAACGCAATTGAATGGAAGAAATTTGAAGCAGGACTAACATACTGATGATGAACTTTTATGATGGTTTTTTAGAAGAACATGTTGCACAATTAATTGATATGCAGTTAAGAGAAGTATCGTGGAAGTTTGATTATGACTCTGTAAAGAACGGTGTTAATAAACACTGGCATGTCTTTGCTGGACATTGCGAAGGTTCTCTGCGTGATGACATCTGGCCTATCTGGCAACAAATCAAACTAAAGTGGCCAGAACTAGAACTGGAACGCGCTTATCTCAATGCACACACACATGGAATAGAACCACACATTCATCGAGATGACGGAGCTTTAACATTTATATATTATCCTAGACTAGATTGGAAGAATGAGTGGGGTGGTGGAACGGTATTATATGATAATGCGATAAAAGATATTACCTCTCATGTGAATTATAAGGGTAACAGATTAATTAAGTTTCCTGCTTACCTACCACATCAAGCACAACCAGTAAGTAGAGAGTGTTATCAGCTTAGAACTTGTGTTGTATTTAAAACCGTAGTTAGGATTGATGAAAACAAGGGTCGTCCAAGGCGTCCTTCTTTTGGCGTTGAATCGTAATGGACATCACAGGTTACATAAAGTACTATACTAATATAGTTCCGGCAGACCTGTGCGAACGCATTGTTAATAAAAATTTTATATATGAACCATCATCATATTCAACACACGACAGTGGTAAGATTGTAAAAGAAAACAGAGTATCTAGTGAAGATGTTTGGATTCGTAAAGACCACCAGTTCTATCAAGCACTCCATACTTGTTACAACGAATCAATCAAACACTATAGAGAAGATTTTCCAGATTTTAATGTACAACATCTAACAGACTTTCGTATTAGTAAATATACTGTTGGTGGATTTATGTCAGAACACACTGACAACATTCATCACAGTCATGGCCAAAAATGGGGATACCCACAAGTTACTGTGTTGTTGTTTATGAACGATGATTATGAAGGGGGTGAAATTGTGATTGCTAACAAAAGATTTTGGACATCAAAAGGTTCAGCAATTGTGTTTCCGTCTAACTTTATGTTTCCCCACGAAGTTTTACAAGTTACTGAGGGTGAACGATACAGTGTCACTTGTTGGTTAATGTAATGAAAATATCAAAGATAAACGAAGTCTATCTTGAGTGTGATGTTGAGGAAGACTTGGCAAGAGAGCTGTGTAGTTACTTTACCTTTGAAGTGCCGGGCGCCAAGTTTATGCCCAGTTTTAAGAATAGGATTTGGGACGGAAAGATACGATTATTTTCTCCACGCAATGGTAGGATTTATGTTGGACTTTTACCTTATATAAAGGAGTATTGTAAGAAAAACTCAATTGAGTATACCCTTGAAGAAGGTGTAGAAGACGACAAGAATGTTAACATTGAAAATGTAAAAGAATTTGCTGAGTCATTGCGACCAACCTCTAGGGGTAAACCTATTCAGTTTCGTGATTACCAACTAGAAGCAATTCATCACGCAATCAAAACAAATCGTTGTCTTCTTTTATCTCCTACGGCTTCGGGGAAGTCACTGATAATTTACACGCTGGTTAGATATTATCATCTGATGGGATTAAAGATGCTTATTCTGGTTCCGACCACATCTCTTGTTGAACAATTATATTCTGACTTTATTGACTATGGATGGAAGGACGAACACATTCATCGTGTTTATGCTGGACGAGATAAGAATCATAAAACCAAACCTGTTATTATTTCAACTTGGCAATCAATCTACAAACTTCATTCTCCATACTTTGCCCAGTTTGGTTGTATCATTGGAGATGAGGCACATTTATTTAAAGCAAAATCTCTAACAGATATTATGGCTAAGAGTAGAGATGTAAAGTATAGATTTGGTTTAACAGGAACACTTGATGGAACAGAAACACACAGATTAGTTTTAGAGGGTTTGTTTGGTCAAGTTAAGAAAGTTACAACCACAAAAAAATTAATGGACAGTAAGACTCTAGCAGATTTAGAAATAAACTGTGTTGTACTAAAACACACAGAAGAAGAATCCAAAAGAGTTCGTAACTATACTTATGCAGAAGAAATAAATTATATTGTTTCTCACCCAAAACGAAATGCATTTATAGAGAAACTTTGCAAGTCAATATCAGGAAATACTCTGTGTCTTTTTCAACTAGTTGGCAAACATGGAGCTTTGTTATATGGTGAAATTAATAAACTAGATAGAAAGGTTTTCTTTGTTCATGGTGGAACAACTACAGAAGCAAGAGAACAGGTTCGAGAAATTACTGAAAAAGAAACAAATGCTATTATTGTTGCATCTTATGGTACATTTTCTACAGGTGTCAATATTCGTAATATTAATAACATCGTATTCGCTTCTCCATCTAAAAGTAGAGTGCGAGTCTTGCAGTCAATCGGTAGGGGTCTAAGACAGCTTGAAGGCAAACAAACAGTTAAACTCTATGATTTATCAGACGATCTTTCTTATAAGTCTAGACCTAATTTTACGCTAAGACACTTTAAAGCAAGATTAAAGATATATAAAGAAGAAGACTTTAAACATAAGATTGATAAAGTGAAGTTGTGATTATCTCAAACGCATAAATAAAAGAAGAAATGAGGGATTGCTTATGATATATCAAGTTGTAAAACTTTCTAATGGTGAAGACATCATATGTACTGTCGTGGAAAATCAAGTCACACAACTTAAAATCTCTGCTCCTTTAAAAATGGAAACTATCAGTAAGGTTACTTCTAGCGGTGCAGCTGAATCATTAGCTTTAGGAAGATGGTTGCAACCATACTCAGACGAAGAAACTTTCCAAATAGAAAAAAGTTCCATTGTAATTATGACTCCTGCGAGTATTGGTCTGTCTAGGTATTATGAATATGTTATTAGAAGTATTCATAGAATGGAATTAGTCAAGCTAGAACCTTCCGAAGAAGAATTAGAAATTATTGAAGAACAAGAGTTCCAACAATCTTATGATGAAGCAGAAGAAGAACTACAAGAATATGATATAAGTATAGCAACAAGACATTAAAGATTATTCTGAAGAACCTACAAGTTCTATTATATCCACTTTCCCCCCCATTGTCAATAGGTAAATAAGGATTTATCGTATTATGTTGAAAGTAAGTATTTACCGATATAATCCTGAAACAGACGAATCGCCTTATATGCAGGATTATGACTTTGATACTCAAGGAAAAGACCTTATGGTTCTTGATGTATTGGGTATGTTAAAGGCTAAAGATTCTTCTATCTCCTATCGTAGATCCTGTCGTGAAGGAGTATGCGGTTCCGATGGTATGAATATAAATGGAAAGAATGGACTTGGTTGTATAACTCCTCTGTCCGAGTGTGTAAAAAACAATAAATTAGTTATTCGTCCATTGCCCGGCCTTCCTGTAATTCGTGACCTTGTTATAGATATGAGTCAGTTCTACGCGCAGTATGAAAAAATACAACCTTATCTCGTCAATGACAATCCTGCACCAGACATAGAAAGATTGCAGTCACCTGAAGATCGAGCAAAACTAGACGGACTTTACGAGTGCATACTTTGCGCTTGTTGTTCAACAAGTTGCCCCTCATTCTGGTGGAATCCAGACAAGTTTATTGGGCCTGCTGGTCTACTACAGGCTTATCGCTTCTTGGCAGATACAAGAGATAATGATACTGAAAATAGATTATCCAACTTACAAGATCCATTTAGTGTATTTCGTTGTCATGGAATTCAAAACTGTGTTGCAGTTTGCCCTAAAGGATTAAATCCAACTCGAGCAATTGGACACATTCGCAACATGTTGTTGAGAAGTGCTACTTAGATATATCATTAAAGTTTTATGTCTAAAATAAGTAAATAAAAAACAATAATTTACTTGACATTAGACCAATTTTAATGTAGAATGGTTACTAAGAATATGAAAAGGAATTTACTATGGCGGCCAAAAAAGTAAAGGGTGCTCACTATGTTGATAATAAGGTCTTTCATCAAGCGATGATTGATTGGAAAGAAGACTGTCGTGAAGCCGAAGAAATGGGTGAACCCAAACCCAGAGTTACAGAATACATAGGTGAGTGTTTTTTAAAGATTGCTAATGGTCTATCTTACAGACCTAACTTTATTAATTATACTTATAGACAAGAAATGATTTCAGATGGTATTGAAAACTGTCTGCAATATCTTCATAATTTTGATCCAGAAAAATCTAAGAATCCATTTTCTTACTTTACGCAAATCATTTACTATGCATTTCTCCGTAGGATTCAAAAAGAAAAAAAACAAACTCATGTAAAACATATGTTAATTCAATCACAAGAATTTGTGCAACATGTTAATAACGAGGGTGATGATACAGTATATGTTGTTGGGGGATTTGATCCACACATAATGGTGCCAGACGAAGCTGTTTATAAACCGAAGAAGAAAGAATCAGTAACAAAACCTAAAGGATTAGAAAATTTTATGGAGGACGATGAGTGAAGGTTGCAATAATCAACGACACACACTTTGGAGCTAGAAATGACAACCAAAATTTTAGTGAATATTTTTTTAAGTTTTATGAAGAACAATTCTTTCCATATCTAAAAGATAATAATATTACACACTGCCTTCACTTAGGCGACATTATGGACAGGCGTAAGTTTGTTTCGTATAGAACCGCAAAGAATTTCAGAGAAAGGTTTATCAAACCATTCTCAGATTTGGGTATCGAGCTTCATATTCTTGTTGGTAATCACGATACTTATTTTAAAAATACTAACGAAGTAAATTCAATAACAGAACTGATTGGTACAAGATACGGTAATGTGCATATCTATCCAGAAGCAAAAGAGATTGTACTTGATGATACACCAATTATGTTAGTGCCTTGGATTAATGCTTCCAATCAAGCTGAAACCATGTCTGCTATGGAAAAATCAAAAGCAGACATCTTAATGGGACATCTTGAAGTTCAAGGTTTTGAAATGCTTAAAGGAGTAAAAAATCAAAATGGATATGATAAGAATTTGTTTAGAAAGTTTGATACTGTTTTTAGTGGTCATTTCCACATCAAATCTGATGATGGTCATATTTTCTATCTCGGCAATCCATATGAAATTTATTGGAATGATTGTGATGATAAAAAAGGATTTCATATATTTGATACACAGACACGAGAACTAGATCGTATTATAAATCCACTGACAATACACAAGAAAATATATTATGACGACACCGATACTGATTATAAAAAACACGACATTTCTCAATACAAACATAATTATGTTAAAGTCATTGTTGTAAATAAAAAAGATTTATATCAGTTTGACCAATTTGTTGATAGATTATTACAAGCAGATTGCCATGAAGTCAAAGTCATAGAAGACTTTTCAGACTTAGATGCAAATACAGTATCCGATGATATTGTTGCAAACACACAAGATACAATGACAATTTTGAATCTGTATATTGATGAGTTAGAAACCTCTTTAGATAAGGGAAGACTCAAAAATCTACAAAGACAACTCTACATGGAAGCCCAAGACCTAGCAATATGATTAATTTTAAGTATGTGAGATGGAAGAATTTTTTAAGCACAGGAAACCAATTTACAGAGATACAGTTAGATAGAAATCCTACAACACTCATCATAGGTGAGAATGGTGCTGGGAAATCTACAGTATTAGACGCACTTTGTTTTGGATTATTTGGTAAACCATTTCGTTCTATTAGTAAGAATCAATTGGTTAACTCTATCAATACTGGCACATCAATCGTAGAGGTTGAGTTTTCTATTGGTTCGGTGCAATATAAAGTTATTCGTGGTATTAAACCAAATAAGTTTGAGATTTATCAAAATAACATAATGATGAATCAAGAAGCAAATGCTCGTGATTACCAGAAGATTTTAGAACAACAAATTCTAAAACTAAACTATGGTTCTTTCACACAGGTTGTTATTCTTGGTAGTTCAACATTCATACCCTTTATGCAATTAAAGGCTAGACATCGTAGAGAGGTTGTTGAGGAAATCCTTGACATACAAATCTTCTCTACTATGAATATGATTCTCAAACAAAAACTTAAAACAGTGTTTGATGATATTCGTGATATTGAATATAAGTTCAACTTAGAAACAGAGAAGGTTAGTTTACAGGAAAATCTTATATCTGATCTAAAAGATAATAAAGATAAAATCATTAAACAGAAACAATCTCTGATTGATAGCAACAAAGAAGAAATTAAAAAACGAAAAAAAGAAAGAACTGACTTGACTGCCTTGGACGAGAGATTATTAAAAACAATTTCTGATAAAGCTATCGCTGAAACTAAGCTATCCAAGCTAAAAGAGATTAGAGCTACACTGAATGAGAAACACAAATCACACTCAGAGATGATTGACTTCTTTGAAACAAATGAAGATTGTCCTACTTGTCAACAACACATTGATGAGGTATTTAAGAAAGACATTGTTGTTTCTAAAAAGTCTGACATTGAAGAACTACAAATTGGAATGAGTAAACTCAGAAAAGAACTGACAAGAGCAACTGATAGAACAAATGAAATCAAAGCGATCACTAGTGACATTAGAAACAACTCTATCAAACTTGCAACAATTCAACAATCTATTGTAGAACTAGAAAAGTTCAACACAAAACTACAGACAGAGATTGAACAGTTTACACAGGACGGTGTAGGTCGGTCTGATATTACTAAACTTGAAGAACTGAAAAAGAATGTAGATGAGATTGGTATACACAGAACAAAGTTACGAGAAAATAAAACATACTACGAAGCTTCAAGAAATATGTTAATGGATTCTGGTATCAAGACTAAGATTATCAAACAATATCTGCCAGTTATGAATAACTTAATTAACAAGTATCTCACCTCAATGGAGTTCTATGTTAACTTTACACTAGATGAAAACTTTGAAGAAACAATTAAGTCCCGCCATCGTGATGAGTTTTCTTATGCATCATTTAGTGAAGGTGAGAAAATGAGAATTGACCTTGCACTACTCTTTACATGGAGAGCCATTGCAAAGATGAAAAATTCAACGAATACAAATTTACTTGTCCTAGATGAAATATTTGATAGCTCACTTGATGGTACAGGAACAGATGAGTTTCTAAAAATATTGGGAACTCTGAACAACGAGAATGTCTTTGTTATATCACACAAACAAGATGCACTTGCTGATAAATTCCGAAGCACTATTCGTTTCGCTAAGGAAAATAACTTCAGTCATATAAAGGATTAGATTGTGAAACAAAGTAAAAGATTTTATGAGTTACTGGAAAAGATGAAATTAATGCGAACCATGCTTGACCATGACTCTCTTATTGCATTAGTTCATTATGAAGAATCTCGCGAGAAAGATAAAAAAAATAGTCATATAAAGGAATAAATAATGTTACTGATTAACGGAGATTGCATTAAAGAAATGCAGAAACTAATTGATGATGGTGTACAAGTGGATTCAGTTGTTACCGACCCACCATACGAACTTGGATTCATGGGTAAGAGTTGGGATTCAACAGGTATTGCGTTCAATCCAAAAACTTGGGAACTTGCATTGAAACTTCTGAAGCCAGGCGGCCATCTACTTGGATTTTCTGCTTCTCGTAATTACCACAGAATGGCAATTGCAATCGAAGATGCTGGTTTTGAGATTCGTGACCAGATGATGTGGTTA